AAAACAACGCTAGGATTGACAATATTTTGACTTTGTGTTACAATAGTACATTATATGAGCAAAATATTGTCAAAATCCGAGCTTGTTTCCGCTAAAAATTACTTTGCGGAGATTTTGTTGAGCTCACAAATGCTCAATTTTGTGAATATTGATGTAAAAATAGTTTCCGGTAATGCACCAAGTGGTTTATGCATTATTGACGAGTACAACAACCAGAATAAACCACGTTCCTTTACGATTGAGATTAATAAAAATCAATCAAAATTGGAAATTCTAAATGCCGTAGCGCACGAAATGGTACACGTAAAGCAATATGTTTACGGCGAACTAAACGAACAAATGTCCAGCTGGTTGGGACAAAAAATTGATTGTAATGAAGTAGATTATTTTGAGCAGCCTTGGGAAGTAGAAGCTTACAACCTTGAGGCATTTTTAACAGTTATGTATTTGAGTGAAAAAAATGGTTAACGTACACTTTTTGAGAAAATTAGCATCCGATGAATTAAAAGACACAATGTTTTTTTGTACCGGCGAAAGAGTAATTAAAACGAGAGATCCGTCTTGGGTAAAGCTTGACGTTCCAAATATTTCTGTTAAAATTGTGACGAATAGAAATATTACAGTAAATAAAGAAAAATGTAAATCAATACCCGAAGCAAAATGGGTAATACAACACTTGAAATTTTAGGCAATAATGATTTAATTAGAAAAAAGTGCTCTATATAATAGAGTGCTAACATAAAGATAATAATATGAGTGGAATTTACATTTTGAAGTTGAAAGATGGTTTTCGAGTTGCTTACAGTAAGCGATATGAAGACATGATTGGCTCTTATGATGATTCGTCAATGAATTACGAGTTAAATAAAAAAGTTATCAACGAAGTTTTCGGAGATAAAAAAACTTATACTGAATATTCGGATGCTGTACGTGCAGCTGTTGACGTATCTAAAAAATATCCCGAAACTGATGATGGTATTTTTGTTATGCGGCACGCTTTAACTAAAACATTTGATGAAGTTGTAAATGACTAATAACAGATTCCGTGATCCAAATTATGGTGAACCAAAATTTACTAAAGAGCTAACCAAAGTAGAGTTATCTCAAACCTTAAACTGGTACACACAAAATCGAGACAAGAAGGCCGCACTAAAATACGCCACCGACTATTTTAAAAAGAAGTTGAAGCTAAGTGCTGAGTCCACATTAAAAAAAGAACCTAGTACGTTTGGATTCATTTGTAGAATCGTCACGAATGGTGGACAGTTATCACCCAAAGATGTTGAGTGGTTTAACGGAGAGATTGATCGCATTAAATCGGAACTGAAGAAAGAAAAACCAGCTGTTGTTGAAGAGGTCGTAGAATCAACTGCACCAAATATTCAGGACCGAATTAATGAGAAGGTACATGATTGTATTGGTGAACTTGAAGGACAATTAGATGATTACATTATGTCCGAATTTAAAGATATGGGTTCTGCTTATGGCGTAATGCACACCTACGAAATTAAAGGTGTACACGCTAACAAAATTATTAAAATTTATCAAATCAAAAAACTGCATTATGAGGAAGTGTTGGATTCCGATGATAAACAATTCAAAGAAGGATACTCCAATTTTAAACGTATGCAATTGAAGAAGATTATTGGTTACATTAATTCTGTAATTGATGATGCTACAAAAATTAAAACCGCAAGTTTGAAAAATCGTAAACCTAGAGCGAGGAAAGTGAAATGACAATATATTTGAATGATGACCGTAATTACTCAGAAATTATTGAAGGTTGGGTCAGAGAGTTTATCTGTACAATGGACGAAGGTCGTTTACGTCCAGGTGATGATTCTGGTGATGCACCATTCGGTGTAAAAATTATATTTGATGGATATGCCGATTTAGAAACTTATGATGAGAATAATGAATACGTTTATGAAGAAGGTGCTGACACTACTGTAATGTCATTTGCCGTATTTGTTCATAAAGATTCTTTGGATAATGAATTTCCTCCACACGAACAAACACCATGGGCATTAATTCATCGGCCAAAGGAAGAAGTCTGCATTTACGTTTGGTATGATGAAAGTACCGATGATATTGAAGTTATTCCATTTGAAGATAATGGCGCCACTGAATTAGACCACAAACTTGTTACCGATTTGATTTTTGCAATAAAACAACGTGATGATGAATAATTGCCGAAATAAACCAGGAACTGTGTTATACTTACTATACTATGATAATTTTTGATTTTAACCAAGTTGCTATTTCGAATCTGATGGAACAAATCGGATCCTCAAAAACTAAAGTTGAGGAAACGTTAGTTCGTCACATGATTCTGAATTCAATTCGTACCTATGTGAAGAAGTTTAAGAACACACACGGACCTGAAGTAATTATTGCTTGCGATAATAGACACTACTGGCGCCGAGGTATCTTTGAACACTATAAAGCCAGTCGTAAGAAGGCACGTGAGTCTTCTGGTCACGATTGGAACACCATCTTTGATTGCTTGAATAAAATTCGTGATGAGTTGAAACAATACTCTCCATATAAAGTAATTGATGTTGAAACTGCTGAAGCCGATGATGTTATTGCTGTATTGGCAATGAAATATTCGGCAACAGAAAAAGTGATGATTTTGTCGTCAGATAAAGACTTTGCTCAATTGCAAAAGTTTCCTAATGTTGAACAATATTCACCTATTCTTAAGAAGTATATTAAAGAACCATTACCAGGTGCTCAACTTAAACAATTGATTATTCGTGGTGATAAGAGTGATGGCATTCCTAATATTTTGACCAATGATGATGTTTTTGTAACTGGTGGTCGCCAGAAACCAATCACTGAAACTAAGATTATTAATTGGATGAATCAGTCACCAGAAGAATTTTGTAATGATGAAATGTTGCGTAATTTCAAACGTAACGAAATGTTGATAGACTTGAACTTAATACCTGAAACCTTGAAACGAAGTATCCTAGATACCTATGAAAACACGAAAGGCCACAGTCGTCAAGTTTTTATGAACTATATGATTACCAATCGTTTAAAAAATTTACTGGAAGTGATTGATGAATTTTAACCTAATGATGCATGAAATATTGCACGAATTTGAACAAGCAAAAACAAAAGATGATAAAATCGCTGCGTTACGTAAACACGGCGATAAGTCTTTTCAACTGTTAATGTTTTATGCGTTTAGTCCTGATATTGTATTTGATGCAACGGTACCTGAGTATCGTCCGTCAAAAGAACCTGCGGGTCTAAACCACATGTACCTACATTCCGAAGTTAATCGGTTGTATAATCTTATTGCTGGTCATCCAAAAAGAGCTGCTGGCATTACAGTAAAAAAACAACAACAAATTTTAGCAATCATGTTAGAATCATTGTTTGTTGAAGAAGCAAAATTGTTAGCCGACATTATTTCTGGCAAATTCAAAGTTAAATCTTTGGATGTAAAAATATTAAAAGAAGCATACCCACATTTAGCATTGTAAAATGAAAATTGTATTGATAACGGGTGGATTTGATCCACTACATTCGGGGCATATCGCCTACATCAAAGCAGCACGTTCACTCGGTAGTCTCTTGGTTATTGGTGTGAATAGTGATGCATGGCTCGAACGCAAGAAGGGTCGAGCATTTATGCCTTTCTCTGAGAGGTCAGAGATTATTGAAAATTTATATCAAGTACATCGTGTTATTAAATTTAATGATGATGATGGTACTGCCAAAGATGCAATCATTCAAGTTAGGAAAATGTTTCCGATGGATGAGATTATCTTTGCAAATGGTGGCGATAGAACTGCTGATAATATTCCAGAGATGGATGTTAAAGACAATAATATTGTTTTTAAGTTTGGTGTTGGTGGTGAAGATAAAAAGAATTCGAGTAGTTGGATTCTAGAAGAATGGAAAGCACCAAAGGTTGAACGGCCTTGGGGTTATTATCGTGTAATATATGAAGCTGCTAATACAAAAGTAAAAGAACTGGTTGTTGAACCAGGTAAATCATTGAGTATGCAACGACATAGATTCCGAAAAGAACATTGGCACGTTACAAAAGGCCAGTGTCTGGTTGAAAGTCAAATGGCCAGTGGTTATAAATTGCCAGGTCAAATTCTTGGCCTAAATCAAACCATCGATATTGGTATCGAAGAATGGCATAAATTAACTAATCCTTATGCCAGTGAATGTAAGATTGTTGAGATACAATACGGAACATATTGTGAAGAAGATGACATAGAGAGGAAAAAATGAGTGACGGTGGAAAAGGAAGTAAACCAAGACCATTTAGTGTAGCACAAGATGAATACAACAATAGATGGGACGCAATCTTTGCTAGAGATTTGCAAAAAGAGGAAGAATTAAAAAAGAAATTGATGAATCAGCTCGAAGCTGAATCTGACAGACTAGGATTATATAATGAAAGTAGCAATAGTAACACCGACAATCGGAAGTGAACATCTAGTAAGGTGTGTTGATTCCGTTGATAAACAAACATACAGTGATTTAACACATTATGTTTTTATTGATGGTGAACAGAGTGAGTTAAGTGTTATTGACAAAATCGAAGGTGCAACCAAAGTAAAAAAGATTGTGCTTGAGGAAAATGTTGGTAAGGGTTGGTATGGACACCGTGTCTATTCAGCTTGTTCTTTTTTGGTTAATGCCGATGTAATTTGTTATCTAGACGAAGACAATTGGTACGAACCAAATCACGTGGAAAAACTTGTTGATAAAATCAAACAAGGTAATGATTGGGCATATTCGTTAAGGAAAATTTATGATAAAGACGGCAATTTTTTGTGCAATGATGACTGTGAGTCGCTTGGTAAATGGCCTGTATATTTCAATGGTGAAGTATTCCACATTGATACCTCAAGCTTTGCTATTAGGCGTGACATTGCTGTTAGGATTGGGCATGCTTGGTACGGCCAATGGGGTGCCGATAGACAGTTTTTTAGTGCGCTGAAGAATCATTTTCCAAAATTTGATTGTTCGAATGATTACACCATGTGTTATAGATTGGATGGAAATCCAAATTCAGTAACGCAGGAGTTTTTTGACAAAGGTAATGCTGTGTCTGCTGAGAAATACCCAACAGGTTTTCCGTGGAAACAAAATGTTATCAAAGAAGAACTTGGTCCGAATATATCATTAATTTTTAGTTAATATGAGTACAGTATTAGTTACAGGTGCATCGGGTTATCTCGGTTCTCACCTGTGTAAAAAATTGAAGCGTGAAGGCTTCAATGTCATTGGTTATGATTGTAAACCACCAAAACACCGTTACATGGACATATTCTATGAAGGTGATATTCGCCGAAAAAGTTCTTTGTTGGATTTATTCTCACGTGTTAAAATTGATACAGTATTTCACCTAGCGGGAAGAATCGAAGTCTCTCAATCGTGGGAATATCCAAATGAATTTATGGATGTTAATACAGCAGGCACTTGCAACCTGTTGAATGTGATGACAATGTTCAGAGTGAAAAATATTATATATTCTTCTACTGCAGGCGTCTATGCACCAAGTAATAGACCAATTAAAGAGAATGGTAAAATTGCAGAGAATCATCCATATGGTATTTCAAAATACATGGCTGAGACTGCCATTCGTTACTCAAATATTAATCACGTAATATTTCGGTATTTTAATCTTGCCGGCGCTGATTTGGATGGAGAAATGGGTGAGTCGCATGATCCCGAGACACATCTAATTCCAAACATCTTACAAAATCTAAATAGCGTTGAAATATATGGTGATAATTATGAAACACCAGATGGTACGTGCGTCCGTGACTATGTACACGTTTGTGATGTTGCTGAAGCACATTTTGATGCTTTCAATTATTTACAATCAGGTAAGAAATCTACAACTTTAAATTTGGGTACAGGCCAAGGCGTTTCGGTATTAGAAATGATAAAATTAGTTTCCGAAATTACCGGTGAATATGTTGACTATGATATATTGCCTAGACGACAAGGTGATCCACCCGTTTTGGTTGCCGATATTAGTCTTGCCGAAAAAGTCTTGCATTACCGACCTAAACATGATATAATGAGTATTATTACAACAGCAAGTGAATGGCATAAAAATGAGAGCATCTAATTTAATGAAACAGAGTTTAATTGATGATAACATGGATGGCGCAGGTTGGTTTGACATAGTTAACCAACGTTTGTTGGATAACAGCATTCATTTTTTAACGGGTGAAATTAACGAAGAAAATATCAATCGTGCTATGCAGTGGATTGTATATGAAAATTTAGACCAAAACGAAGACAGAATGTTGACACTATATGTTAATTCAGTAGGTGGCAATTTGACTGATGCATTTGCTTTAATTGATTTGATGAAGCATTCAGCTTTGCCAATTAGAACTATTGGAATTGGCTCTGTTATGAGTGCCGCATTCCTTATCTTTTCTTCAGGTGAACCAGGTCATAGATACATTGCTAAGAATACGTCTTGCATGTGTCACCAATATTCCGATGAAATTCAAGGTAAATTCCACGATATCAAGTCTGAGATGATTGAAGCTGATTACACAAACCAACGCATGTTAAATTTGTTGGTTGAAAACACACAACTTACAGAACGAGAAGTTAAAAAGAAGTTGTTGCCTGCTACAGACATTTGGTTGCAGCCACAAGAATTGGTTGAACTTAACGTGGCGGATCGTATTTTCGGAGCATGATGCAAATGTTGGTCGCTGGAAATAAACCTCAGAAAATTCAAAAAACGAAGTTTAGAAAAAATGCAGAATCTGAGAAGTATAGTAATAAACATAAACACCACGATAAGAGTACCTATCGTCTTTTAAAACAGGAAGAAGAATATGAGCTTGAAAACAGACATACAAAGAGAAATTGATAATCTTGAAATAAGATTGAAAGATAATACCAATTCTTTGCAACAATTAAAAGAAATCAAAAGCAAATTAGAACGTGTTAAGTTATCTGAGTTTGAAGAAGACTTGAAAGAAGAACAGAACCAACAAATTTTATTAAAAGGTTAATATGTCAAATAAATCATGGATACTTGAAGTGAATAGAACAACTGGCACTGACGATTATTTCATCGAATTGAATGATGAAATTTTGGCAGAAACTGGTTTTAAAATTGGTGATGAATTGGAATGGGCTGACCGTGGTGATGGCAGTTGGTCATTAAAGAAAAAAGAAGAAAAGTCTTGGGTGATGGTTGAAGCTGTACACACATTTCGTATGCGGTACATGGTTGAAGTACCTGCTGAACATCCAGAATATGCACTTGATACAGTTACAATGGATGCTGCCAAAGAATTCTCACAAGAGTTTATTGGCCAACAAATTGTGTCACATCGTGTTATTTCAGAAGAAGATGCTTTGAAACTATGTGATGTTGATAATTATTATTGTGCAAAGTGGGACAATCAAAAGAAAATAGAAACCTTCTTTACAGAAGAAGGATTTGAACGTGAAGATTGATGAATGTGCTGTGATGCAAATTTGTATTGAACGTGGTGCTCTTGAAGGACTAAAACGTTGTCACGAACATAATGAGATGGATGAATATAGAGTTGTTCACGAAATCAGCAATTGTATTATGGAAGAAATCTTAATGTGTTTCAAATTTAACAGTGACGAAATAGTTGCGTAAAAACAACAGTAGGCTTGCTTAATAATATCGGTAGTGTTATAATAGCATTATGATGTTATTTGTACACAATCGTTCAAAACGTAAAAAACCAACAGCCAAAAAACTGGCTGAATATCAGGCATGGTTGGATAAAATCAATTCTATGCCGCCACCATCAGGTAATACTAAAGTACTCAAAACAAATTTGAATACAAATGTACTACCTGAGTTAAAACCGCCTGCTGGTCGGGAAACTGTCCGTTATCCTAGTCTAAGTACTGGTGGGGGTATGGCAACAAAACCAGTCGTTGGTAAAGTATATACTGGCTCGGCCATGAAAGGTATTGGCACCTTGCATAAAAGTAATGCTGTTCCGATTTTCTCGGCCGAAGAAGCAATCGACCAAGCCAATATGCGGAGATAATATGGAGATATATCTATCAACCGTTTCAATATTCGCCTTGGGTGCGTTCCTAGGCGCTCTGGTGGGTCGTTCCGTAACGTTCGGAATCATGGGATTAGTACTCCTGGTGATATTAATACTTAAGTACTAGTGTTGTATTTGTGCAACATAGTCAAAAACCGCTTGACAATTGTACCGAAACCTGTATAATGGATTCTGTTGAGTTGATAAAGGACACATTGTTATGAAACTGCTTTCTACTGGTAACCCCAAAATCCTTAAAGGATTGGCTGAAGGTTACAATACCTATATTTTGCATTTGGCACCAGCTGATTTGTCAGGTTATGAAACGTGTGCTAAGCGTACCGCTGGTTGCACAGCTGCTTGTTTGAATACAGCTGGCCGTGGCGGTATGTTCAAAAAAGGCGAAACTACCAACGTTATTCAAAAAGCACGTATCCGCAAAACACAAATGTTTTTCGAAGAGCGCATGTATTTTATGAATTGGTTAGTTAAAGATATTGAATTGGCTATTAAGCAAAGTGCCAATAAAGATTTAGTTCCAGTTATTCGTTTAAATGGTACTAGCGACCTTGCTTGGGAAAAGTATGAGGTTGTCCGTAATGGTAAATTATACCGTAATATTTTTGAAGCGTTTGAACGTATCCAATTTTATGATTATACCAAAATACTTGGTCGTAAAGTAAAAAATATTCCTAATTATCACCTGACATTTTCTGCCGCTGATGGTAATGATAATGATGTATTATCAGCTATGACACAAGGTTATAATGTTGCTGTTGTTTTTGGTATTAAAAAAGGTTCGCCGATGCCAGAAACTTATAAGTTCCGTTCCGTTTTTAATGGTGATGATTCTGATTTGCGTTTTTTAGATCCGAAAGATTCAGTTATCGGTTTGTATGCTAAAGGTAAAGCCAAAAAAGATACAACCGGTTTTGTAAAATATCCAGTTATTATGTTGAAAGCTGCTTAATGATTATCAATTTTGAAGAAAACAAGATGTTTGATAAATTTAATATTAATGGTAAAACGGCTCTTTATCACAGAGTGCCAATTCAATTGTTAGGTCTTTTTAGAAGTGAAATGTCAAATCAAAATAAATTTTTCAAAGTGAGATATCGTGGTCCTCGAGCTAATACTCCTTCAGCCCGTTATCGTTCAGCTGCGTCTAAGCAATCAACTTGTTTAAAACAGGACGCCACACACTTTTCAGCTTATACTTATTAAGGAATATTAAAATGACAATGCCTGCTGGCAAATATTATGTTGGTGATTTATGTTATGTAATGACCGATGAAGAATGGGAAGAATTTTGTGGTATCACCATTGACGGCAATAAATGTATAGATGGTGAGTTCCAACTAAGCGATGGCCGCCGGTTTGCAACATACGGCACCGCTTATGGTGATGGCACTTACCAAGATTATGATGGTGATTCATATTCGGTGGATGCTGGATTAATTGGTTGCATTTTGGTTAGTGATATCAAAGCAAATAATTATGATAATCTACTAGACCTTGGTTGTATTGAAGATTTTGATTCACCATTTGTCACCTGTGGTGGCCGTGGTACAAAAGATTGGGATGGTGTGATTCAGTTTGGTCACATTATGATTGAAACAAACCCTATTGAGGAATATTAAAATGGGAACACGTAGTTTGACTTTTGTTTACGATGGTGACAAACCTATTATCAATATGTACCGTCAATATGATGGTTATCTGGAAGGTCATGGCCAAGAATTGGCTGATTTTTTGATTTCAGGTAAAATGGTTAATGGTTACTCTGATACAAAAACAATACAATTTAATGGTATGGGTTGCCTTGCAGCTCAATTGATTGCCTATTTTAAACATACCGTTGGTGGTTTTTATATTCATGCTGTTACCGATACCGATTGCTGCCAAGAATATGAGTATCACGTTTTCGAGGATAAAGTGGTAGTTCAAAATCCAGGTGAAGTGATTTTCTCTGGCACATGGCAAGACTTTAAAGATTTTTGTTGCTCAAAGGCAACAATTTAACGGCAAACATGGCGATGCCGCTTGACAAATTCGCCTCAAAGTGTATAATTAAACTATTGAAACTAAGGAATATATTATGTCCAAAACTGTAAAACTAAAACCTTTCGAAAAACTTTTGACATTGATGGTCTCAGGCGAACCTGTGACTAAAGATGAAATTGATGCCCAACTTGGTTCTGAAATCTATATGTACCGATTGTCAACATACATTTGGCACATTAAGACAATTGCCAATGGCACAGTTCGTGCGATTAAAGATGGCCGCCAAGTTGTTGGCTATCAGTTGATTAATGTCAAAGAAGTTAAAGCTTACTTGACCACAATTGGTATTGCCGAGTCAACATGGGTTCCTGGTCAAAAGGTTAAAAAACCTTCTACAGCCAAACTGGTTGCTCAGACTGGTGCTACACCAATGCCAACCATTGTTGAACCTGTTGCCGAAGAAGTTGAAGTAAATGAAACTGTCGAACAGACTGATTGATTTTATAGAAGACTTGCGTAACGACATTCAATCCACGGCATTTGTATGTGCCGTGGTTTTAATCAATGGTTCTTTTCTTTATGCAATTGCTTTAGCTTTATATGAATATTTTTTATCTCGATAATGATGTTGTAAAGTGTGCGGAGATGCATAATGATAAACATTGTGTGAAAATGATTCTCGAATATGCTCAACTACTTTCTACTGCTCATCGTGTGCTTGATGGTACTCAATCTGTTGGCGTCAGTAAAACTGGTCGAAAACGTATTACATATGTACTTCCTGATAGCCGTGAATCTGCTCTTTATTCTGCTACTCATATCAATCATCCATCAGCAATTTGGGTGAGACAGTCGTATTCCAATTATGTTTGGTTATCTAAATTATTGACAGCGTTATGTTTAGAATATACTTATCGGTATGGCAAAATACATAAAGTTGAGCGTGATGGCCTTGAAGAAGAATTGATGTATCCACCAAATAACATTTCTGCGTTTGCAAATTTTACTGAACCAACACCTGCAATGCCTGACGAAGTGAAAATTGCTGGTGATTCTTTGGCATCCTATAAAAATTACTATATAAAGAACAAGGCACATTTAGCGTCTTGGAAAAAACGAAATATTCCGGAGTGGTATGCCAACGTATAGCTTTTTAAACACCGAAACTGGTGAACAATTTGATTCATTTATGAGCATTGCTGCTCGTGAAGATTATTTGAATGACAATAAACATCTTCAAACTGTTATGACTGCTCCGGCAATCGTATCACATTCTGGGGGAACATTAGACCAGAAAACACCTGATGGCTTCAAAGAAGTATTATCTAAGGTTGCAGAAGCGCATCCTACTAGCACCGTTGGTGAAAGATATGGTAAGAAGTCTATTAAACAGGTGCAAACTGAACAAATTGTTAAGAAACACGTTGATAAAATTACAAAGAAAATAAAAGCTTGATGCCATTTAAATTTATAAAATTACCTGAGTTGGATTTTGACTTAAAAGCTGTTACTACAGATGCTGGCAGAAGATACAATACACCGAGTGGTGAAATGTACCCATCGGTGACTACTGTTTTGGCAGATTACAATAAGAAGGCCATTATGGAATGGCGCCAGCGTGTCGGTGCGGAAGAAGCAAATAAGATTGCTACACGTGCTTCAAATCGTGGTACTAAATTGCACAGTTTATGTGAAACTTATTTATTGGGTGAATTGTCACCTAAAAAAGTAGCATCAATGATGCCATTAGACAAAATGATGTTTAAGCAATTGCGGCCGAAGTTGGATGAGTTTGTGGATAATATCTATTGTCTTGAACAGGCGTTATATAGTCACCAGCTAAGAATGGCAGGTCGTGTGGACTTAATTGCTGAGTGGGATAATGAACTATCAGTTATTGACTTCAAATCCTCTACACGTGAAAAGAGTGAAGACAAGATTCAAAATTACTTTATGCAATGTACCGCATATGCACTAATGTTTGAAGAAATTACAGGTAAAACTATAAATAAGATTGTGGTAGCTATTGCAACCGAAGAAGAAGTACCACAAATTTTTATTAAAGACAAATCGAATTATATTAACAGTTTAAATACATACATACAAAATTACTGGGATAAAAGATGAAAATATATATTGGTCCTTACAGAGATTGGATTGGTCCTTATCAGATAGCAGATAAACTATTTTTCTGGTTATCAAAAGATAAACGTTTTGAAATTGGCGGGTGGCTGGCTGGACCAGATGGCAAAGATACGTGGTTACAAAAAGTCTGCGTTTGGGTAGAAAGTCATAAAAAACGCAAAGTGAAAATTCGTATTGATAAGTACGATACATGGTCAATGGATCATACCCTTGCATTGATTATTTTGCCAATGTTGAAACAGTTACATAAAACAAAACATGGTGCTCCTTGTGTTGATGATGAAGATGTACCAGAAGGCCTTGGTTTACGCAGCACCGAAGCACCAGCAAAAGAAAACGATTATGATATTGATGACAATCATTTCAAACGTTGGGATTGGGTACTTGAGGAAATGATTCAAGCATTCGAATGCAAGAATAATGAGGATTGGTCTGAGAAGTATTGGACTGGTACAAGTAAAATTGAATGGCAAGATGCTGACTCGGAATACGGTGGTAAAAATTGCAAAAAAATGGTAGAGTTAGGTGACCGAAAATGCGATTGGGATGCATACAGAGCACACGAAGAACGAAACAAGAATGGTTTTAGATTATTTGGAAAGTATTATCAAGCCCTATGGGATTGATTTGACTAAATAGTACATCACATTTAAACATACAACAAAATGACTATTAAATCATTCAATCAAGGTTCATTATCTTTGAGTGAAATTCAAGCAGAATTTGGCGGCTCTAATCCAATTAGTTTGAGTGAATACTACGCAGGGTATGGACTTGTAAATTCGGGAACAGTTGGTTTTCCAAACGGTTCAGCAGTTTCTATTCCTTCGGCCGGTCCCGGTTTTCCAATTTCCATTAGTAATTTCTATGGTGCATCTGCTGAACCTAACGCTGTTGCTTTGGCAAATTATTTCTGGGACAATCGTGCAAACTTGGTTAGATACGGTGATGAAGGAGGCCTGCAATATTATCCTGGTGATTTCTTCACTCAGAATCGTCCTAATGGTAGGTATAATAGTTCCTATACCAACACGTGGACATATGCAAACAGTGGGTTACCAATAACCAGTTCCTTTTTCACTATGGTTAGTATTTCAGTTGGCAATATTGGTAATTATCCAACAATGTCAGCTTATGCATCACCTGGTAGTTTATTACAACAATATGGTCCTTTCCAATATGTTGGTGATGGTGACCAACCAACACTTGTTGGTAATGGATTTGGTTTACAGGCTATAACACAAACTTATCAAGGACAGATTAAAACAGTAACAAGTAATTCAATAACTTCTTCACGCAACCCATCAAATACTGGTATGTGGAATCACTCATATTTGATTCCCGGTAAATGGAGATTTCAGGATGGCCAAGGATATCTGAATTTTGATCCGTACAGTTTTCCAGGAGGATCGTATGCGAGAACTCTTGGTGCTGGCAAAATCCACGTACTTGTGTGTGAACGTGGTAGAGATAGTCCATATCCATTACCAATACCTGTTCACACATATACAAGTGGCCAAGTAACTGGCACAAACACTATGACTGCAGACTCTTACTGGTATAATGGTGGGGGCGCACAGTTAACTGTGAACACTAGTTCTACAGACCTATGGACAACTTGGGCCAATGAAGGTCCATACATGAGTGATCGGCCATATATTGGTGCTATATTAGAAAATTATCAATAACAAATTATCAACAATAAAATAAAATGAACGACTTTCAATTTATCAAAGTAAATGAAGATTCTACAATTAAAGTGGAATACAGAACAACGAATTATACCAACATTTCTAATCCCGATGGTTTAACAGGACAAGAATTGATTGCATTTGTTTCTGAAAAAGTAACTGAACTTTCCGCTGATGATGTTTTCATTAATCCGGAAATCGATATTCTCAAAACATTGGGTATTGAACACACTATTCCTGAAATTCCTGAATTGGTTATCATGGAAATAGTAGAAACTGTATTACCAACAACAGAATGAATGGTAGTAAACTGATTTTTTGAAAAGTGTTTTGGACGGGGGTGCGAATCCCCCCAAGTCCACCATAAGAATTTAGGTCTGCGCCGTGCGATAATGAAGATGACTAAGGGATCACGGACATCCAGATAATCTAAACCAAAATTCTTATGATGGGCTTGACTAGTTTCGACAAGGCAACAAGTACAAAAATTGGCTACTCGTCAGAGTTGACGTTAACACTAAAACAAAAATAACTGCAAACGATGAAAAGTTCGCATTGGCAGCCTAAACGCTGACTAGGGTTTCAGTTGGTTTCCTCGTAACAGAATAACCAACTACACTACACTCATCACACAAGGAGAAAAATATGAGTAACATGACACCATTCGAGATCCGTCTCGAACTTCTAAAACTTTCTAAAGACATGCTCGAACAGGAGTATATGTCTAAACGGGAAGTTGCACATAATAACTGGCAGGTAGCTTCCGAGAATGCTCGCACTCAAGGACAACAGTTACCTAATCAGCCAGAATATTCATCATTCCCATCAGAACAAGAAATCATCACTAAGGCACATGCTTTAAATGGTTTCGTTTCTAACATTTCTGAACCTACTACCAAGGTTACTAAGAAGTCGTAAGGGAAAGATAGGCTTCGGCCTATCTCACACACAGAAAGGAACCAAATGCAAAGTAAGATTGTGCTTCTAAGTGCATTTTTATCAAGTATTATTTTAATGGTAGCTTCAATCAATGTTGATATACACAACATTATGCCAATCAAGGCAAGCTATCAGTCTCTATCAAAAGAGGCACAAAAACACGTGACATGTCTGGCTGAGAATATATATTTTGAGTCGGCACATGAACCCGTTACTGGCCAAATGGCTGTTGCGTTTGTCACTATAAATCGTGTACAGACCGGCAACTATGCTAGTAATATTTGCGATGTAGTAACCCAAAAGACCGGTAACACTTGCCAATTTTCTTGGTATTGTGATTCCTTATTTACCTCAAAACGGTTGACAATCAAGAGTACAAAGTTGTATAATGACATTAGAGAGTTAGCAACTAACCTGTACATCAATTTTGATCGGATGGAGGATGTTACAAATGGTGCGACATATTATCATGCAGATTATGTTAATCCAAATTGGACAAAACTACAAAAGGAGACTAAAATTGGCAGGCATATTTTCTACAAAAGCAAAGGTGATAAAATTGACCGAACAAAAGGAGTTATTTAATATGAACAAAGACCTTATCACTATATGTGTTTCTATAACAATCGTATTGTGTACCACAATCGTTGGAGGATTCATGTATAATTTAAACGACCGTAATAACATGGCCAAAAACATCGAAGCCGCTATTACAAAAGGCGTTGATCCATTGTCTGTTAAGTGTGCATATGAAACTGGAGCTAATCCGGTTTGCATCACAATGGCAGCAACAAAGAAATAATTTAGGAGTATATTATGGCAGTGAAACAATTTAGCATTAATCAAATCTCTAATGAAGCAGACCGCAAGAAATTGTTGGATGCTGTACAAGAGTGTTCAAATTCTATGACACGAATGGACGGAGAAAAAGACTTCATTAAAGAAGCAGTGAAAAAAGTTTCAGATGATTTGAAATTACCCAAACAGGTCGTTCAACGTTTGGTCAAAGTTTATCATAAGCAAAACTATGATGAAGAAGTGGCTACGCACGAACAATTTGAACAGTTGTACGAAACGATTGTGAAATAATGCCAACTAAAGAAGAAATGAAGACGTTTTCTGTGGAGATTGATAGATTCGTCTCCGAAAGAAACATCAATCATCTTGAAGCTATAGTTGAGTATTGTGCAGAAACGGGTCTTGAAACGGAAGTCGCCGCAACATTAATTAATTCGAATTTAAAATCGAAAATTGAATTGTTGGCTTCCGATTTGAATATGTTGAAAGTGAAGAAATCTCGTTTACCCATATGACTGGTTATGAAACATTTGCGTTATTCAATTCTTTAAAACTGCACTTCAACCGAGAATCTTACGATTACTTTAAATATAATGGTAAGAGTAACATCTCAGTTGATGCATTTGAGAATAGGCGTGACAAATACCACTTTCACAAGTTGTCAAGGAAGTATACAAACAAGGAAGACATGGAATTATTTTTCGTGTCCAACTTGGTTGAGAAACCTAACACTTGGGCTGGTGATTTGTTAACTGAAGAAGCAGATATCAATTACAAGACTCACCAAAAGGTGTTACAATCACTATCGTACTTTTTCGAAAATGATTGTCACACACTATTTGATGGATGCGACAATCCAAACGATTTGTTCAAAGTGAATGACGGTGACTATCCTGTGATATTACGTAAGACTATGCAGAAGGTTACACAAATCGAAACTTTGTGCATACTCAATAAGATACTTGGTTTTGAACCTAACTGGAATGCACGGATTGCCGATACTATTCGGTGGCCAGAATTTCGGTTAAGATTGCTCAAGTATGCCACATTTCTGCCACAAG